GCAATCAAGGAAAGAACGGCAGTTCATTCTAATATTGATGACAAGTTAATTATGCCTGAAATAAAAACGGCTCAAGATATGTACATCTTACCGGCATTAGGTACGGCTTTATATGTCAAGCTTCAAACCGGTATTGAAAATGCAACGTTAAGCAACTTAGAAACAAGTTTATTAAATGATTACGTTACTGATGCTTTAGTTTATTACGTATTATCTGAGTTACCGGTGGGACTATCTTTTCAGTTTTATAATAAAGGATTATTGAGAAAAACTTCCGATAATAGCGACCAGCCTAATATGCAAGATTTAATTGATGTGGCTAATCGTTACAGGTCAAGAGCGGAGTTTTACAAGCAAAGAATGATTAAGTATTTGCAAGAGGTAAGCACTACAAATTTATTCCCTGAGTACATTAATCCTGGCACTGGTGTGGATACAATGTATCCGGAAAAGGATGGTTATCATTCAAGCATATTTTTAGGCGATGAGAATAGTTTATTAGGAATGAGTTATCCTCAGCACGTATTAAAAAGTAAAGGACATTGCAATTAAATAAAATATGCCTAAAGCATTTTCAACCAAAAACATTAATAAACTCATTGTTTATTTAAAAACAAATGGCAAAACAACTCACATTAAATCAAACGATAAACCTAATCAGGGAAATTGCCCTAAGTCACGACCAAATTAATACGGTTTATTTTGGTGATGTGTGGGAATTTCTCGCACAAAGTGATAATGTTTATCCGGCTATGTTTTACTCATTAACCGGAAGCAGTATATCGGGCAAAAATTTATCAATGGATTTTAGTTTATTCTTTTTGGATAGACAACTTGTTGATGAGACTAATGAAACGGATGTATTATCTGACCAGTTATTAATTGCCCAGGATATTTTTGCAATGTTTAATTATCCGAAATTCGATTGGGAAATTGACCAAGATGTAACCATTGATTTTTTTACTGAGAACGAAAAGGATTATTTAGCTGGTGTCAAGTTTGATATTACTTTAAATTATCCAATGTTAAATGATAGATGCCAGGTTCCATCTGCATTTTCTTATCCTGAATATGTTGCAAGTTTATCAAGTAATGGGGGCGCAGTAAACTACGTAAAATTTTTACTTGATTATCCATCATTTGCAACATTACCAGCTAATGGAGATTCAAGCAAGATTTACGTTACCAATAATAACAATAAACTATATCGATGGGTCGATAATGCTTGGGTAGATATTTATTCGGAGGCAATTGCTTTATGGGGTAACATTAATGGAACTTTATCCAATCAAACGGATTTACAAAATGCTTTAAATCTTAAAGCACCATTAGCATCACCTACCTTTACAGGTACGGTAAGTGGAATAAGCAAAGCAATGGTTGGATTGGGTAATGTTGATAATACTACGGATTTATTAAAGCCTATAAGTACTGCAACACAAACTGCATTAAATTTAAAGTATGATGCTACTAATCCAGCTGGATATATTACTGGAATAACAAGTGGTAATGTTACAACTGCTTTAGGATTTACTCCAGTAACCAATGCAAGAACAATTACTATTAATGGTACTGCATTAGATTTAAGTGCTAATAGAAGTTATAGTGTGGGAACTGTTACAAGTGTTGGAGCATTAACATTAGGCACAAGTGGAACGGATGTTTCGAGTACCGTTGCAAATTCAACGACAACTCCAGTAATAACATTAAACATTCCTACGGCAAGTGCAACAAATAGAGGTGTTTTAAGTTCTGCCGATTGGACTACATTTAATAATAAACAAAGTATATCAAGTGGTACAACCAATACGGTAGTCAAATTTACAAGTTCTACTGTCATAGGTAACAGTAATATTACGGATAGTGGTACATTAATTACATTAGGAAGTAATACTTATGTCAATGGTAATTTAAGAGCTGGGATAGCAACCGATGCTGGCTTTCGTTTAGATATTGCAGGTTCTACACGTTTTCAAGGTACAACTGCATCAGATACTGCACCATTAGGTGCAGAGATAGCAACCACAGGAACTGGAACAAACTGGACAGGTACAAGTTTTGCAACAGGATACACGCATACGGTTGGAAGTACTGCATCCTTGACTGATTCTTCAGTTGCAGTTATTGGAACTACTTATAGAGTTGGAGTAACTATTACAGGCAGAACTGCTGGTTCTATTACAATAGTATACGGTGGTGAAACTTTTATCAGTGGTAGAACAACATCAATTATCTTAGCAAGACAAGCCATTACAACGGCTGGTTTGGTTGTCACTCCAACATCTGATTTTGATGGCACGGTAGTATTTAACATTAATTCAGTTGGCAATTCATCAGCATCAATAACTTTTAGCAATTCAAGTGGGTCAGTAGTAACTGAAATGCGTAATTCGACCTTTAATAATTTATTTATTGGGACTAATGCTGGGCGAAAGTCAACAGTTTTATCAAACTTTAACATACAAAATACATTTATTGGAAATAGTTGCGGGCAAAATAATTCAAATGGACGATTTAACACATTTGTAGGCTTTGAGTGTGCTTTTTCTAATTCGGCTGGTGATTCGCTAACGGCAATCGGAACCGGTGCTTTATATGCTAATACTACTGGAAGTTTTAATATTGCAATGGGTCAGGGTGCTTTAGGTAGCAATACAACTGGCGGTCTTAATACTGGATTAGGACAAAGCGCACTAAATGCAAATACTACTGGTGGCAATAACGTAGGAGTTGGACAAGCTTCATTGAGTCTAAATACTACTGGAAGTAATAATATAGCCATAGGAGTCAATGCTGGTAGAAATATTGCGAGTGGTTCTGCTAATACAATAACAAATACATCAATATACATTGGAGAGAACACAAGAGCATCTTCCGACAATCAAACTAATCAAATAGTTATTGGGCATTCTTCCATAGGATTAGGCTCCAACACTACCATTATTGGCAATAGTTCTACGGTAATAACTGCGATATATGGTGATATATTATTAGGTGGTACAACTCCTATAACATCAGCATTGCTTGCAATGACATCCACAACCGAAGGCTTTTTGCCACCACGAATGACAACAACTCAAAAGAATGCAATAGCAACCCCAGCGACAGGACTTATTGTCTTTGACACAACACTTGGAAAATTATGCGTATTCTCTACAACTTGGCAAACCATCACATCAGTTTAAACAATAAATAATATGAAATTAATTGAAGAAGTATCAATTTGGGACAATGGAGTAAATAAAAAAGCAACCATTTTAAATGCTTATGTTGTCAACTTAATTTTAAATAAATCGGCTACATTTTATTATGAATTATCAGCACAAAATGAAGATGGTTTAATAGTCGAAATTTTAACTGAAGGTAACTTATTAATGATTGGACAAGATTACGAAGAATGGGTAATTGATAACGATGCTTGGGACTACATCGCAAAGTCTCTAAACCTTGTTGTTATTGGTGATTATGTTGAAATAAAATAAAAAATGGCAAATAAAAAAATAAACCAATTAGTCTCTAAGACTGCAATTTTATCGACTGATATTTTCGGTATTGGTGATGCAACTACCGGTCAGTTATTTAAAAAGACCATTGCAGAACTTCAAGCTGCGATAGGTGGGGCAGTAATTTCAGTAAATGGATTAGTTGGTACTGTTGTTTTAGATACGGATGACATTCAAGAACTTGTGACTCCGACTAATAAATGGTTTACGGATGCCAGGGCGAGAGGTGCAATAAGCCTAACGGTTACAGGTAACTCAGGCGCATCAACCTACTCAAGCGGAACGGGTGTATTAAATATACCAACGTACACTTTGGCTGGACTTGGTGGTATTTCTCTAACTTCATTAAGTGGAGGCACAGGCATTACATACAATAATACAACCGGTGCGATTAGTTATTCAGGTACTGTTTATACGGATGCTTCGGTAAGAGCATTATTTAGTGGGTCAACGGGAATAAGTTACAATAGTTCTACCGGTGCTATTTCTTATAGTGGTACGGTTTACACTGATGCTTCGGTGAGGGGATTAATTTCAATGACTACTACCGGAACGAGTGGCGCAAGTACCTACAATAACACAACGGGAGTAATAAACGTGCCAAATTACACTCTTGCTGGACTTGGTGGAATATCTTTGACTTCATTGAGCGGAGGTACCGGTATTACTTATAACTCAAGTACTGGAGCCATAAGCTACTCAGGAACGGTTTATACGGATGCAAGTGTAAGAGGTTTAATTTCAGCTGGAACTGGGATTAGTTATAACAATACTACCGGAGTCATTACTTCGACCATTACACAATATACGGATGCTTTAGCAAGAGCATCGGTAAGCCTAACAACTACCGGAACTTCGGGAGCATCAACTTATAATTCCACAACTGGAGTTTTAAATATTCCTCAATATGCTTCAGCATTAAGTGGAACTACTAATTATGTTTCAAAATTTACTTCAAGTACTACCATTGGAATAAGTCAAATTTTTGATAATGGTACAAATGTAGGTATTGGAACAACAACTCCACAAACCTTATTAGATGTAATAAATGCTGGCACTTATCAATTTCGTGTAGCAGATTCAACAAGTAGTTATTCAAATGGTAGAATCTATTTTGGTGGGTTAGCTACAGCAGACCCATTTTATTATGGAACTGTTGGTTGGAATCAATCAGACCAAACAATGAGAATAGGCGCTCAATGTGGTAATGCAGTGGGAGGTATAGCATTTTATACAAGTGGAAGTTCAGTTGCTCAAACCGAAAAAGTTAGAATTAGTCCGACAGGAAATTTAGGAATTGGAACTACTACGCCTACGGCTGCATTGCACGTTGTTTCAACTAATCAATTAATTCATCAATATTCTGGTTCAGCTGGTGTATTTACTTGGGGTCAATTTAATTCAAGTGGCGATTCATCAATAAATAATCAAGCAAATGCTAATTTAATATTTGCTACTAATAATAGTGATAGAGGTCGTATAACTGCTGGCGGAAATTGGTTGTTAGGTACAACTTCAGACAACGGAGAAAGGCTTTATGTATCGGGTGCAATTAGAGCTACCGGCACTATTACTGCAAACTCTGATATTAGCTTAAAGAAAAACCTTTTAAAAATTGAAAATGCTTTAGAAAAAGTAGAGCAAATAAATGGATATACTTATGAGTTTAAAGAAAATGACTCTAAGCGCCACGCTGGAGTAATTGCTCAAGAAATTCAAACAGTTCTTCCTGAGATTGTAAACAAAGGTAACGATGGTATTCTTGGAGTTGAATACGGCAACATTTCTGCTTTATTAATCGAAGCCATCAAAGAGCAAAATATTAAAATTAAGAATTTGGAAATACTTTTAGCTTCTAAATAAATGCCATTACAACCAAGTGGGCAGATGTCGTTTGCCGATGTATACAATGAAATGACGGGGGAACAATTAATAAATCCCCCTATTTCTATTACGGCTGCTGAACTTGGTCAACTGCAAAACGCAAATGGTCAAACAATACCTTTAAATACAAATTATACTCCAAGACCAAACGGCAATTTACCTACGGTATTTCCGGATGAATGGTACCTATATTGTCAAAGGTGCAATACTGCTTCACCTTATATAACTATATCAAAAAGTGCGCCATCAAGTGCGTCCATAAATACTGAATTTGCTTATCGAATAGTTATTGCAAACAATGGTCAGGTTAATTCTTCGGGAGATATTGTTGTTAGCGATACAATTCCATCCGGTCTAACTTATGTTAGATTCGAAAGAGATACTCCAGCCTGGGGAGTGAGTGTATCGGGGCAAAATGTAACTGCTATTTTTTCATCTACTTTACCGGTAGGTTTTGGTGCGGTAATTACTATTTATGTCACAACTGATGTACAGGCAACTTACTCAAATTATGCTACGGTTCAAGGTGGCGGAGAAACCATTACTAAGACATCAAACACGGTTAACACAACAGTCGGAGGAGTGCCAACTTTTAGCGGTTCAGTTACTAAACGATTGGTTCGAACATTTCAAAAAAATGATTGTGGTAATTACGGAGTAGGTTCAAATCAAGAAGTCTACTCACCATTCTTTACCGGTACGGCAACAAGTGAAATTAGCCAGGCTGATGCTGATTCAAAAGCAAATACTAACGCTACTAATCTATGTAATACTTGGCTTGATGATAATGGTCAATCGCAAGCCAATGAATACGGAACTTGTTCCTATGACTATCCGCAAATGACTTTGTCTAAGACAATGCCAAGCTCATTTAATTTAAATCAATCAGGCGAGGTAGTAATTACAATGCGCACATTAGGAGCATCAACTTTGGGTGAAATCGTTATGTACGATGATTTGCCAAATGGATTTGAATTTGTTAATTTAAATAGCAAACCTGATATTTTTACTTTTACTCATATAAATAGGTCAGTTACTTTTAGAACTTCAAATTCATTGTCACCTGGTTATTTTGCAGAATTTAGATTTTTAATCAGAGCGATAACCGTAGGTAATTATTCAAATTTTGCATCCGCTTATGGAGGCAATATTTTAAACAATAATGCTACGAGTAATACGGTTCAAACTTTTGTATATGGCGAGCCAACATTTGCTTTTTCAGTAGATTCATTTAATGAAAATTTTAAATTTGCAAGACCAATTAACGCAGCGCCAACCGATGAGGCTTATTATGTCTATAGATGTACAATTGGAAATCAACCAAGTACAAACCAGTCATTGTTAGCGATGCGAATAACAATACCAGACCATTATCGTATTATTGACGATGTTAGTGTTTTTATTAATGAAACATATTTTTTTTATTCCCAGGGTTTTATTCCAAACGAATTATTAATATTTCAAAAAAGTAATGTTACGGTTCCAGTCGGTCAATATATTTTTTATGTTAGAATAAATTTAGTGATTCAATATTATAGAATGTCTTCAATTTCGCAAGATGAATTAGAAAGACCTAATGATAATTTAATTATTAATTCAAATGGTCAAGTAGTACCAAGAAGACAATTTACTAATTTTAAAGGATTTGTTGGAGGGACTCAAGTTCACGAAGATACAAGGTCAATTGATTGGGCAAATAATTACCAATTTTTAGCAACTGCAACGTGCAGAGATACTAATCAAAATAATGTAGTTCCGATTGATAGTAACAATTTGACCTGGGCATACCAAATTAATGGTACAAATAATTTTAGTCAACAATTTCCGCTCACTTATGATTCTGGTATAAATGTATTTACTGCAGTTGGTAATATGTATGCGCTAAATCCTACACGAGATAGTAAACTTCGCCAAGTCAATTCTGATTATCCATATCAAACAAATGGTATGTTTTCAATAAGAATATATTACCGTATTTATCACGAAGGAAGACATATAACTTCGGCCTATGTAAATCCAGGAGGAAGTTGGGTACAAATATTTGAAGCATACGAAGAAGTTAATATAGATAAAATATTTAATGAGCCAAAACTTAGAAATTTAGGATTTAAATTAATACTTAATCCAAATGGGACTTATAGATATTGGCCATCTTAATAAAATTTTATCAAATAGCTATTTATAATTGTAAACTTTAAAAACAACCAAATGAAATTAGATTTTAACTTTGATTTTATCGGTCTTGATGACCAAATTTTTGAGAATAATAACGCTAGTAAAATGTTAGCCGGTGCTTTAGCATCATCTTCTAAAGGAGATGCTTTAAAATTTTGGGATTGGGCAAAGAAACTATTTAAGGGCGAAGCTTTAGATTTAGACAAGTCAGACCAAGAAACTTTAAAATCATTTGTAAAGGAATCAGAATCTTTTACCGTGTTAGCTAAAGCACAAATATTAGAAATATTTTTAAAAGACTAAGATGATTATATTCATTGAGCCAATTAAAGGATTAAGAGAGATAGCCGACCGGGTAGAGATTAAGGTGGTTAATTATGCACTCGAGCATCCTGAACAAAATTTGTATTTTAAATTAATGAGCCAATTTAATCCGATGATAGAAGAAGGTAATCTTATTATTCCTGAGCCTATAGTTGCTCAATGGGGTATAGATGATTCATTCATTGTTAAGTGGGCTCTTGAGACATTAGGTTTAGAAGAAAAAATAATAACTCCAATATCTTAATAAAATGATGTACACTTGGGAAGAAATCATAGTGCCAGCAATAACCGGTTTTTTTGGCGCACTTGTTACCTGGTTATTTGGTAGAAAAAAAGAAGGTATTGAAGTTCAAAGTACTGAGATAACCAATGTGCAAGAAGCGATTAAAATATGGAGGGAAATGGCAACTGATTTAAAAGCCGAGGTTGCTGATTTAAAAATCAAAGTTGATTCATTAACTACTGAAATCCACAAGCTACGTTCTGAGAATGTAGAATTAAGAGCCAAATTAGATGAAAGTCAACCAAATAAGCCCAAAAGGACTAAGCCTAATAAAGAGGTTTGAAAGTGTTAAATTAAAACCTTACTTATGCCCAGGTGGCATTCCGACCATATCAATCGGATGCACATACTACGAGGATGGGACAAAAGTTAAAATGACCGATGCGCCTATTAGTGAAGCCAGGGCGATGGACATATTTCTAAATGTAATTAAACATTATGAAAGAAGTGTTGATTCATTTTGTCGTGATGACATTAATCAAAATCAGTTTGATGCCCTTGTATCGTTTTGTTATAACTTGGGCGCTGGCGCTTTGAAATCAAGCACTTTACTTAAAAAAGTTAATGCTAATCCAAACGATGAATTAATTCGTTTAGAATTTCTTAAATGGAATAAGGCTGGAGGTAAAGTTTTAAATGGGTTAACATTACGCAGACAAGCAGAGGCAGAATTATATTTCCAATGAAAAAACTAATTCTATTTTTGTTTTTACTCATAATTGCAAATTCTTGCAAGCGCACAAAATCAATAATAATTGAAAAAGAAAAGATTCGATTTGATACGATTCGTGACTACAAAATAATTACCAAATTCAATGCGGTATATGATACGCTAATTATTGAGAATCCTTGTGATTCTATTGGTATTTTAAAGACTTTCTATTCAAAGATAACCGTTCCTCAAGGCAAGATAATTATCAGGTCTTATAAAGGAAATATTCAAGCTACGGTTAACATCGATTCAATCGAAAAGGTATATCAAAATAAGTATCGTAATAAGGAAACTTCTAATGTCACTAATTCCAAAAAAATTGTGACAACAAACATTATACCAGCCTGGTGTATTCTTACAATTATTTTTGAAACTTTTATAATTTTTGGTTACTTATATCTAAAAATATTTCATGTATAAAATAGAAGTTGAGCCGGTAGAAAAACAAACATCAAGAGCCAAAGATTTGCTCGACACGATGATGGATGTGATGGATAACATTGAACAGGTTGATGATGCAAGCTTTGTTTTAAAAATGAAAGTGTTAAATAATATTGAGTTTTTAGTCGATGTATTAATGCAAGAATATGAACAAGGAAAATAAAATCACTAAAATTCGTGAACATTTTTTTTCAATCAATCTATCTAAAATTGATTTTTATAATTCTTTTTATGAAATGTATGGGTTTCAAAGACCTGATTCATTAAGGAAATTTATGGTTAATAATAATATATCTTCAAAGGATAGGTCAAGTCAAGAACAAAATAAAATCATTCCTCCGGTAGTCGTTAATTATAATCTTGAAACTTTAGACAATTTCGGAATTGAGGCAAGTATTGGAAAGGAATATGTTTCAGCTAAACTACCAGGTAACTTAAAAAAGATTGGAATCTTATCTGACATACATTTTCCTTATCACGACTTGCAAGCTTTGACTTGCGCAATTAAGCATTTAAAAGAGCAAGAGATTGATTGCTTGTATCTTAATGGTGATATCCAAGATTTTTACTCTATTTCGAGGCACGAAAAAGATAAGGATATGAGGGACTTTAGTAGAGAGGTCGATATGAATCGGGATTTTTTACAAAGGCTTAGAGACATATTTAGAACGATTCCAATTTATTATAAACTTGGTAATCACGAAAATAGATTTGCCAGGTCATTGCAATTACAAGCTGATGAGTTTGCGCAATTGCACGATTTACAATTTAATGTATTTTTTAGATTAGATAAATTAGGCATTATTATGGTTGAGGATTGGCAAGGGATGGAGATGGGCGACTTGCTTGTTTTACACGGCCACGAATTGTACGGAGGTGGTGGAGTTAATCCAAGTCAAAATTTATTTAACAAGACTATTTGCAATACACTAATAGGTCACGTTCATAGAACTTCAACAACACAAAAGAAAACCGGATTTAAAGAATTTATTAATACTTACACTACTGGATGCCTTACACTTCTTAGTCCTAAATATATGCCTTTCTCACATCACAATCACGGTTTTGCAATTGTTGAAATAAATAATGGAAAAAGTTTTGTAAAAAATATTCAAATAAGAGATGGTAAAATAATTAATTAGTGTTAAATTTGATTTTCATAGTTAAATAGGTTTAAGGGTTAATGGTTAGAATCCCTACTGGTCTTATCGGTAGGGATTTTTTATGTCCTATAAATAATTAATATAATTTTAAAGAAAGTTTTTTTATTTAAAATATTACTCTTATATTTGTATCAAGATAGCAACAAAGCTATTCTTTAAACCTTATCAAAATGAAAAAAATCATTAAATTTTTCAAAGAATTTTATCAGGAAGACCCTGAAGGACTATTTGGTAGCATTGCAATCTTTATTTTTAGTTACATTCTTTACTGTCACGTTATTCCAATCATCACAGGCCATGCAAACTATTAAAATCAAATTCAAGGATGATGCTGGGTATTATTTTTATACCTTTTCGTACCACGACATCGAAGACCTTTGGGCAAAAATTACCAAAGAAGAAAGAGTTTACAAATCTCAATTCATTGAAATAAACCAAGACTAAAATGGAAAATAAATTAGCAGAAATTCAAGCAAAAGTTAAAGCGCCAAAAGGCCAGTTTAATTCGTTTGGTAAATACAATTACCGGAGTGCGGAGGATATCCTCGAAGCAGTAAAGCAAGTCGTTAATCCTATGGGTTACTCTATTACGATTTCCGACACGATAATTAACGTGGGCGATAGATATTACATTAAAGCGACCGCAACGTTAACAAACGGCAAGGAAACTTATTGTACGGATGGATATGCAAGAGAAGAAGAGAGCAAGAAAGGAATGGATGGTAGCCAGGTTACCGGAGCAAGTTCTTCTTATGCCAGGAAGTATGCACTTAACGGACTCTTTGCATTGGATGACACAAAGGATTCTGATGCTACCAATACTCACGGGAAAGATGAGGCAAAAGTTATAAAAGTGGAAGCAAAGCCATTGCAGTATTATAAGACTATAATTGATAGCCTTGATTCAATAGAAGGTTGTATGTCATTCTACAATGACTATTTAGCTGACATTCAATCAAATCCAAATATTTTACCATTATTAAGTACTAAAAAATTAAGTTTCACAATTAATCAACCAATCAAATGAGCAAATTAGTAAGCATTTCAATCAATGTAGATTTGTTAGACAAGTCTAAATTTTATGTGGGTAAAAAAGGTACTTACCTTAATATTAGCGGATTCTTAAAAGAAGATGCCGACCAATATGGAAACTTTGGTTTTATTACTCAAGATGGAGTTAAGACTCCTGAAAGCAATGCGCCAATCTTAGGCAACTTTAAGATAGGTAAATCATTACCGGCACAAAAAGAAATTAAAGATTTACCTTTTTAGATATGGAAAAGATAGCATACTTGTTTCATTGGATTGACCTATTGGACAATTCAAGATTTAGGGAGAGAAAAGAATTTTCCCAAGATGAAATAGAGCCTTACATTAAAAGAATGAGTGGTTGGAATAGGCTTGAGGAATGTACGGAAGATTTAATAATCACCGAAGAAATGGAAATTAAATTAAACAAAAATTTAAATGAAGAAATTTAGAAAAATGGATTCCTACAAAATAGTAGCAGAGAATTTAAAGAAGAAGGGCATTGTTCCTTTTTCTGCGCGCGAGTACACAGTCGAAAATATCACTGGTATTATCAACAAGTACGAAAAGAGTGATGACAAATATTTCCCTTTGCATCAAGAGCTTGTCATTCGGGAATGGGTTTTAGTTACAAGAGAATTAATAAAGAAATACGATGAATCAAGGGAAGCAATCACATTCGAATAGCACATCGGAATTCCTAACATTTATCGGAATAGTCGGAATTATATCCTGTTGGATTTGGGCATTAGTCGTAGAAATAATAGTTAAATTTTATAACCAATGAAAAAATTATCATATAATCAATGGCATATTTATTTAGCCAAAGAGTTGCAAAAAGATTACAAGAAACTTGGAATAATTCCAAAACAAAAGAAATAATTTTTGTATATTTGTAACACAATCGCCTCTCGACATTATAGCGATTAAAAGTCTTAAATGCCTTGTATTGAAATTGGAAGTCGAGAGCCAATGGATTTATGAGGCATTTTTATTTTAAAATTATCATGGAAAAAGAAGCATTTTATTTCCCACATTTTTGTAATGCCAGGCACGATAGGAAGATTCGTAGACTACGAAAGGAACTTGGAACCGAAGGATATGGCATTTATTTTATGCTATTAGAAACTTTAAGAGAGCAACAAGATTTAATGTATCCTTTAGAGGATTTAGATTTATTGGCTGAAGAATTTAACGTATCTGAAGCTAAAGTCAGAGTGGCCATTTGCAATTACGGTTTATTTGAAATTGATGAAGAACAAAAATTTTTTTCTCCTAAAATGCTGGTTTATTTAGAACCATATTTTAAGATGAAAGAGCAAAGAAAATTAGCCGGACAAAAGAGCGCAGATAAAAGAAAATTATTAGAAATTCCAACGACCGTTCAACAGCCGTTTAACGACCGTTCAACAAAGGAAAGGAAAGGAAAAGAAAGTAAAGTAAATGAAATTAAAGTAAAAGAAAGTAAAATAAGTTTTAGCGAAATGCTTTCGCCATACATTGATTCTTTAAATTCTGAATATGAAAACTTTTATTCTTATTGGACTGAAAAAAATGCAAAGGGAAAAGAAAGATGGGAAGCCGAAACATTTTTTGACATTACCAGGAGAATTAGTACTTGGATGAAAAATAATAATAAATTTGCCAATACTATTAATCATCCTCAAGAGCCAGTCAAAGGCAAGCATCAAAAGAACTTTGAGAATTTACAAGAATTAGAGCAGAAACTTTTAAAACAAATAGAAGATGGAACTTTTAATAACCCGTTCAGTAGAAAATAATTATTTGACTAAAAGAGAAGACTTAATTTACCAGGCATATTTAAAGCCAGCAATTAAATTATTAGCAGATAATCATAAATTAAGAATAGCTATGCAAGTGGTAGCATTAGCTAAAGCCAAATTAGGTTTAAAGGACAAAAATAAAGGAGAGGATGAAATGGATGTTAAACTTATTTTAAATGACCTGGAAGCATTTGGTAACTATTCAGAAGATGATATAATGATTGCCGTAAACAATGGATTGAATGGCGAATATTTAAATCAATCTGAATCATCAGTATTTTTTAATTCATCAATTTTTGTACAATGGGTAAAGAAATATTACTACGAGAAAAATGAAGTTTTAAGTAAGGTTGCAAAGGAAAAACAAAAAGAAGAAAAGACTCAGGTACCAAGTGATTCAGAATTAAAGAAGCAAGCCATTGATACGGCTAATGAGTATGCAAAGCAGATTAGATACTGCGAGAAGAATGACAAGAAGTTCACTTTTATCGCTGGAGGCTTATCAATTTTATTTGATTATTTGGAACAATTTAAGATTCCAACAATTTCCAAAGAAGAAAAAATAGAATTATGGAATAAGTATTCTAATATTCAAGATGTTGAAGAAAGGAAAATTTACTGCAAAACTCAAGGGTATATTAAATTTATTAATTCTTTGGTTACATTTGATTGTCATATTGATGCAGATGGAAATATTAAACCAAATGAATTATGATGACTGAACGATTTAAAAAGAATCTGCAATCAATGATTATCCAGCGGATGACTGAAAGAAAATTATCTAATCAAGATTTAGCAAATGCCATAGATGTTTCATTGACTTGCGTTAGACAATGGGTAAGAGGTAAGCATACTTTAAGTTTTGAATTAGGATTATTAGTTTGCAAATATTTAGATATAAACCTAAACGAATTATGAAAAGAAGAATAATTTATTTATTTGCATTAGCATTAATTTGCTATCTTTATTTTACTTCGATTAAAAATAATCGGACAATACAAAAAAAATCAGAGTCTAAAATTGTATTTGGAATTATTGAACAAGAAGATATTTATACGGATACAATTGATTTGAGGTTATACACAAGTCAAGGAAGAATAAAAAATCAAAACAATGGAAAATAATATAAAAGCACAACATTGGATTCTTAAATGGATAGATGATAATCCAAATCACACAAAAGAAGAAGCATTAATTGCATTAAAAAAAGCTAAAGAAATGGAAAATAAACAAACAGCAGTAAATTGGCTTGGTGAACAAATAATAAAATTTCACAAATGGAAAGAAAGTGAACAGCTTGATGAAAACAAATTTGATGAAATAGATTTATTATTAGCTATAAGAAAAGCCAAACAAATGGAGAAAGAGCAGATAAAATTAGCATTTAATGAATCAAGAAAGATTCAAGATTCAGATGAAATATCTATCACTCATGATTGGAATAATTCAGAACAATATTACAACGAAACTTATGGCAAATGAGAAACGAATATGAGCATAAGTTACAAGTAGCCATTTGTCATTGGTTAGATTTTACACAAGACTTTTATTATTTTGCAATTCCCAACGGAGGTGCAAGACATAGATTAGTTGCAATTAAATTAAAATTAGAAGGTGCAAAGGCTGGAGTAGCTGATATGTTCTGGATGATTTCAAACAAGAATTGGAAAGGATTATTTGTTGAGGTTAAAATTGAAAAAGGAAGCCAACAACCTAATCAAAAAGCATTTGAGCAAATAGCAATTAATCACGGTTATTATTACACAATTGTTAGGTCGATTGAGGATTGCGAAAGTTTAATTAAAAGATTTAAATCAGATGAGATTTGAGTGAGAATTACAAAAAGGCCATTGATTGGATTACAATGAGAATACAACGACCTACAATTCAAATAGTTATAGATTGCGCAACGTATTTAGATTTAAATTATAGCCTTGAAATAAACCTTAATCGAATCAAAATGAATAGCGGTGCTTCTTATCCAGCTTACAGGCAAACAAAAAAAATTAAGGATTATTTGGAATTACACAAACTTTAATGTAAACTTTGCAAATGGAAAAGATTAATTATCAGGGAGTTATAAAAGAAGAGGTCAATCATCCACAACATTACCAGGGGAACGGCATTGAGGTCATTGACATTATTGATTCATTTGACTTAAATTTCAATCTTGGAAACTCAATTAAATACATTCTTCGAGCTGACAAGAAAGGAAACAAAAAGCAAGATTTAGAAAAGGCTCAATGGTATTTAAATCGGGAATTGCAAAAATTAGATTGATTTACAAAAATCTTAGTTCTAAAAAACAAAATTGACCAGGTCGCAAATCATTGAGGAAATTTACAAATCAAAGGAGATTAAACAAGCCTTAATGAAAATGCACCCAGCAAACTTACGTGAGGAATTAAAACAAGAAATGTTTTTAAATCTTTGCTCAATAACTGATGATAAGTTTTGGTCTATTTACAACAACAACGGAGTAAGTGGATTAAAGTATTGGCTTGTCAGATGTATGCTCAATATGATTTATTCAACCGGAATGAATCAACCATTCTTTAGACATTTTAGAGCGAGGTTTGAATCTATTGATGATGTCCAAGAATTGGCTCAGATTAACGATGACTCAAAGGAATACAAAGAGAGTTTATTTAACCAGGTTGAATCTGCACGTAAATCATTAAGTTGGTACGAGGATAGGTTATTAGATACTTACGTGGAATTAAATTTTAATCAAACGGAGATTTCACGAAGAACCGGTATTCCTTATATGTCGATTGTCAAAACTATTGCTAACATTAAAAAGAAGATAAGGAATGAAGCCTAATGACCGAGCAAAGAGTTTATTAATAAATGCACTTTATTTTACAGGCAATAAGTTTTTTGCTTTTGAATTGTCGTTATACATAACTACTCTTATTCTTGAGCAGAAATTACAAGCTGATGATTTAGAGTACTGGGCATTAGTTAAGCAAGAAATTTATAAAAGCAATAAATGATAACTATAATCGCAGCCGTTTCGTTTGCCGTGTTTTTTACAATGACAAATTTATATGAGTCATTTGGTTTAAATTTTAAACCGTTTAGTTGTACTCCGTGTTTATCTACCTGGAGCGCCATCGTTTTAATTGTTGTTCCAATGCAGTTTCAAGAATGGATAGCTATCGTATTTAGTTCGGGAATATTAGGAGCCGTAATTTATAGATTAATAAATAAACTATGACCGAAGAAGAAATAGCATTTATAGAAGCTAATATTATAAACTTTGAGGCGGTGGCTTTAGGTTTTACAAAAAATATTGACCGACCAATATTAGAAGAGTATGCCAATCTTTACCGTAAATATGTCAACAAAGATTTTAATTTTAATTCCTGGTGTGGCAGTTGCGTTTTTGATATGCTTAAAAGATTGTCAGCACATTACGAGGGAATAAAATACATAGCTAAACTCAATCAACCAAACGATGTCCAAACTAAGAATCTGCGCCGTAGGAAGTAGGCATTCGGGAGTAACTTACCATCGGCTTGGTTTACCTTTGTCAATTATGCAAAAAGAGTATTGTATTATTACCGATACAATGACCGAAGAGATGCTGATTGAAAAGGACATAAACGTAGTTGTCGTTAATCGATTTTGTGAATCAATACCTTTACCTGATTTATTAAAATGGAAAGCTAAGATTGGTTTTAAATTGGTGGTTGATATTGATGACTACTGGGAACTATTTAGCCAACATTTATCTGCGCTAACCTACCGGTCTTTAGGAGTTACGCAAGTCATAAAGAATTATATAAAATTTGCTGATGTAGTTACGACAACTCATAACCGTTTACGACTTGAGATAATTAAGATAAATCCTAACTGCTATATTTTGCCGAATGCTTTGCCATTTGACAAAGACCAATTTACTGCTCAAAGAAATGTTAACGAATTAGTTACCATAGCGCACACGGGAAGCATCACACATTTTCCTGATATGAGGCAATTAAAGAATCCGATTTATGAATTATCCAAATCTAAATCGTTCAAAGATTCGACCAGGATGCTTCTTTGTGGATGGAATGATTTAAATGTATTTTATTGGAAACAAATGGCTGATTGGTATACTGCTGGAGAGAAACTAAATTATAAGATTTTAGAATCTATGCCGGTAGACCTTTATATGAATTTTTACCAAGAAGCAGACATATTACTTGCGCCATTATTAGATAATAAATTCAATCGACTAAAATCAAATCTAAAGGCATTAGAAGCTGGAGCCAAACGCATTCCATTGATGGCAATAAAACGAGCGCCATACGATGACATTCCAACAGTGTGCTGGGTCAACAATTGGGAACGTGATATTAAAAGAATGGCTTTTAGTTCACAAATGAGAACAGACTTCGGAGAGGCTAATGCTGAATATGTAAGAGAGAATTATGACCTATTTAAAATTAATGAGGAAAGATTTGCTATTTATTCTAAACTAATCGAATGCTAAATGAAAGAACCAAATAGAGAACGTAAGCAAGAGATTAAGTACAACGTAATTTTAAACGAAGAACAAAAGGAAGCAAGGAAGCTAATAGTAGAAAATCAAATTGTTATTGTAACAGGCAGAGCTGGTTCGGGTAAGAGTTTAGTATGTGCATTGGCTGCTTTAGATTTCCTAAATAAGAAACAATGTAACCATATATTTATTACACGTGCAACCATTGAGGTCGGTAATTCATTAGGTTATTTACCAGGTTCATTAGATGATAAGTTTAATCCGTATTTAGAAGCATTCCAAGAGAACTTAGTTAAGTGTGCTGACAAGATTAAGATTCAAACAATGGTGAAAGATGAGAAGATTGTAGCTTATCCAGTTCAATTCATTCGAGGTAAAACTATTGATGATATTTTGGTAGTGGAAGAAGCGCAAAACCTAAGCAAAACCGAAATGCTTGCTATATTAACAAGATTAGGTAAAACCGGTAAGATTATTGTGAACGGAGACAATGAACAAAAGGATATTAAGGATAGTTATAATGGACTTAGTTTTGGTATTGATTTATCTAAAAAGATTGAAGGTATTAAATGGATTAAGCTAAAAGAGAATCATAGGTCTGATTTAGTTGGACAAATTTTGGATTTTGAATATAACAATTAAATTATGCCAGTAATAAAATGCTCAAACGGTAAATATAGAATTGGGAATGGCGCTTGTGTTTATGATACTGAAGCCAAAGCGGAAGAGGTATGGACTGCAATTAAAATAAATATGGCTGATAGTTATAACGATTATCCTGATTTAGCGGTCAACAATGCAAAACGTGCTTTAAAATATGTTAAAGAAAATGGTTGGGGAAGTTGCGGAACTCCAGTAGGTAAAATTCGTGCCAATCAATTAGCTAATCGAGAAAACATCACAAGAGATACAATAGCGAGAATGGCATCATTTAAAAGACATCAGCAAAGTAAAGATGTTCCTTATGGCGAAGGATGCGGAGGCTTAATGTGGGATTGTTGGGGAGGTACTGAAGGTATTGAGTGGGCAATAAGAAAATTAGAGCAAATCGATAATCAAAAATAAATATGAATAATTTTTATCATAGTGGCGCAACTGGAGATATAATTTATTCTTTGCCCACCATTAAGGCATTAGGAGGGGGTATTTTTAATGTACAATTACCCGACCATTTGTATGACACAATTTTGCCATTATTAGAATCTCAGGAATATATTCACGAAGTTAAAAAAGCCAGAGAATTGACTGGTACAATATATAATTTAGATTTATTCCGTTCAAATATAGATTTACATTTAACTCATTTAGTACAATTGCATTTGCAAAGTTTTCAGATTATAGATGAAACTTGGAAACAAGGATGGTTAAAAGTTGAGCCAATAAAATCAAATAATAGTTTTATTAATATAACTCCAAGATATAAATCTTTAACTACGGATTGGATTAAAGAAATTAATTTTTTAAAAGACAATTCAGATAATGTTTATTTCATTGGTTTAGAATCTGAATATGAGCCGTATAAACATTTAATTGAGAGATACGAAATAAAGGATTATTTAGAATTGGCTCAATTACAATTAGGTGCAAAATATGTTAGTGGCAATCAATCAAGTTTTATGGCAGTTGCTCAAGGACTTGGTAGAGATTATAGAATGAGCCAAGCTGAAGGGCATACAAATTGCAATCAATTTTTACCAAAAGAAACAATAATATGAGCCGTGGACCGAGTGGTTATTACTATTTAAAAAAATGAGCATTCGACAATTTTCGACAAAAATTTATAAAAAGGAATAAAATAAAATTAAAAAAAGTTATAATTATTGGAAATATTTATGATTTTTATTATAATTTCATTGCACATACTTTTGAATTTATGGGGGGTGGTTTTGAACCTAAATCCTGGAAAGTAAATGTTTGTGTTAATGATTTTTTTACTAAAAACGAAATAGAAAAAGATTTTTCATTTTGGTCTAACGAATAGTTATGGATGTAAAAAAGAAAGCAATGATTGACGCATTGCAAAAAAATTTAGGTAATGTAACACTTGCAGCTAAATCTATTGATATAGATCGTACGACTCATTATGTATGGATGAATAATGATATTGATTATGCTAATCAAATCAATGATATTGATAATATTGTTTTGGATTTTGCAGAATCAAGTCTATTCAAGCAAATTAAAGAGGGAAATGTAACCGCAACAATTTTTTTATTAAAAACAAGAGGAAAGTCAAGGGGTTATGTTGAAAAAAATGAACTTAATTTATCAGGAGAATTAAAGCAAGATTCGGAAATAACAATCAAATTTGCTAATGGAAATTATCCTACCGAATCCGCATAAATCGCAAGATTATGTATTGCAAAGTAAGGCTCGGTTTCGTGTTCTTATGTGTGGTAGAAGATTTGGTAAATCCTTAATTAGCCAAGTCATTTCGTGCGCTGAAGCATTAAAAGGGAAACGTGTGGCATACATAACTCCCACATATCAATTAGCTAAAGTGTTTTTTGACGAAATTAGATTAATTATTCCTTCGGAAATTGCGGATTACAATATTTCTGATTTGACAATTAAATTTAAAACCAAAGGAGTGATTCGGTTTTATACTGGAGAACGATTGGACAACCTTCGAGGAATGAAATTTCATTACGCTATTATCGATGAAGCTTCGTATATTCCTAATTTGGAAGAAGGCTGGCAAAATTCAATTCGACCAACTCTTACCGATTACCAGGGTAAAGCCATATTTCTATCTACTCCAAGAGGTAAGAATTATTTCTATTCTTTATTCCTTAATGGCTTAAATGTAAATTCAGAATGGGAAAGTTTTAAGTTTAGTACCTATGATAATCCATTTATTCTTACATCTGAGATTGATTCGGCTAAAAAGGAATTGCCAAACGTAGTATTCGAACAGGAGTATATGGCTAACCCAGCGGAGAACGCTTCGAATCCATTTGGAAGTGATGCCATTCGTAAGTGTACATCTGACATTTCGAGCAATATTGTTAAATGTTACGGAGTCGATTTGGCAAAGTATTCAGATTGGACTGTTATAATTGGTTTAGATAATAGTGGCAATGTGGCTTACTATGACCGATTCCAGAAGGACTGGGCATCAACTCAGAACATTTTACGCAATTGTCCAAAAGCACCGATGTTAATTGATAGCACTGGAGTAGGTGACCCAATAGTAGAGCAATTGCAACGAGAAGGGATGGACATAGAAGGTTTTAAATTTACTTCTCAAAGCAAGCAAGAATTAATGTTGGGTCTTCAAGTGGCAATCCATCAGGAACGAGTACATTATCCGGAAGGGATGATTAAAAATGAATTAGAAGTTTTTGAGTATCAATATACATCACACGGGGTAAAATATTCTGCACCTACCGGATTTACTGATGACTGCGTTTGTGCTTTAGCATTAGCCTGGAGAAAGTTTGATTTTAAATCAGGAACGGGTCGATACAACTTTGTTTAATTAGCTATTTATAAATATGAACTGGAAAGATGTCACAGTATGGCAATGGCAACAAATTCAAAACCTACTTACTAAAAAAGAGGGATTGACTGAATTAGATATTGCGGTAAAGTCCTTAGAGATTTTAACTTACCAAACCGAAGCGCAAATAGATTCTTTAACCATTAAGGAATTAAATGAGCAGTTAAAGAAGATTACTTTTATTACTGAGTCAGCACCAATACCAAAGCCAAACGATTATATAAAGATTGGCAAAAAACGATATAGGTGTATTTATGATATTCGTAATATTCCTTATTCTCGGTATTTAGAAACTAAATTCTTTGGGGATGATATAATAAACAATTTGCATAAGATTGCCGCTTCGATGGTTATGCCTATGAAGTTGACCTGGAGAGGTTGGAAAGTGGTTAAGTATGATGCAAGCAAACACGAAGAATATGCCGATGATTTATTATCAGCAAGTTTTGAGTCGGTTTATGGAAGCGTGGTTTTTTTTTGTCAAGTATTCAGCGACTCGATAACGAGTTTAAGGGATTATTTGAAAGAGGAGTTGATGAGGAACGGGATGGACAAGTTAGAAGCAGAGGTAACGATAATGGCTTTATGCAACGTTATGGATGGATTTACCAGGCTACCATCATTTCCGAACACGAAAGAATAAATTTAGCAGAAGCGTTTGAGTTACCAACAATACAAGCATTGAACGATTTATCTTATATCAAGGCAAAAAATAGTTTTGATAGGGAACAAATGAAGCAGATATATGGCAAGCATTCTTGAGGCACAAAAGTCATTAGGTAAAGATTTTGATTTAGGTGGGATAAGTTCACAAGGCACATTAAAACTTGATGCGGTTGAAAAAGTAATGTTTGACGCTGCCACTAAATTTATATCATTAGCAAAGCAAAGGATAAATGCTAAAGGTAAAGTTGATAAGGGAAATTTAAGTGATATTACTGTTTCAGCAATTAACAAAACCGGTAATAAATATGCGTTGACTATTGGATACGATAAATCAAATCCAGCATCTGAATATTATGATTTTCAAAACAAAGGAGTAAAAGGAATAAAAAGCGGTCAACCAAATTCGCCCTATAAATTTAGAACATTAAAAGTATCTAAAAATATGGTTCAAGCAATTCTTGAATGGTATTTAAGGCATAAAAATTATATTAAGAACGAAGACCAGCGCAAAGGATTGAGTCCTTTACAAATAAAAAGAAAACAAATTTCTGATGTGGCTGACCCTATGATAAAATTAAGAAAATTAGCAAAAAATACTGCTAAAAGAATTAAGGAAAGAGGCATAGCAAGAGTGGGATTTTTTGATGACAATTTAGATAGCGCATTTGGACAAGAATTTCAATCAAAATTAGCACAAGCATTAGGTCAAGATATAGCATTAACGATTACACAAACATTTAAAAAATAATGGCATACGTAAGCAATTTGGTACCGGCATCATATACATCGGCTCACGATAGTCTTTGGCATATTGTTTCTTCAACCAATAATTCACAATCATCTTTTAAATATGTATTTAAAATACAAATTGGTGGCTCAGATGTCGCCACACTTAAAAATTATCCCGACTCAGGAGGTTATGGTGTACTCGATGTTGCTCCCATTGTACGAAACTACTTTGGAAACGGTTTTAACCCATCAGGAAATTCAGTCTTACAGTTCGCTGGCTCATTCTTATTCGTTGACTACACGATAAATTTAGGTGAGGAGTGGTCAGGGCAAGAACTTATTTTTAGAACTTCGGAAAATTCTAAAGGCTGGAATTATTCATTAAATCCGTTTAGGACTTCTATTTCTACTTATGCAAATAAGTTTTTAACGACACGAGATAGGAATGCCGGAGAGGTAATAAGCGGAGAAAAGTTTTTTATTACTTATTTCAATGCCAACTTATCAGCGGTAACGGCAACCATTCAAAAAATAAATGAGGATGGAAGCAATAACTCAAGTCCATCAACCGGGGCAAGTTTATCAAGTTTATCAAGTTTGCTTTTGGATTTAAGTCCAAGCGCTATAAATACATATTTAGGTAGTTCATTTATTACGGATTCAACCTATGGATACAAAGTCACTATTGGCTCAGATACTATAATTATAAAGCAAGTATGTGCGACAAGATTTACTCCCATAAATTTAGTATTCCAAAATCAATTTGGGGGTTATGACACTTTTAGTTTTAGGTTACTTAATCGCCAGCAAAAGAATTTTAAGAGAACGACCTACCAAACTGCTGAGTACCAAAGAAGCGGAGTCACTATGGCTCACAAATCAAGTTCGGGAGTTCATTACGGTGGGGCGCAAGCATTAGCCACTCAAATAGATTATAGTTACCTGGTAACAAGTGATTACATATCTGCCGTAGATTATGCACTTGGGGCTGAATTGCTTGCTTCTAATGAAGTGTATTTACACATCATAAACGGAGGTGTAAGTGATTATTATCCTATTATTTTAAAGGATACAAATTGGCAAGAAAAAATAAGCACTTCAGATAAATTATTTAACTATCAACTTCAGTTTGATTTAGGTCAAAAACAATTTAGCCAATATCGTTAATGATAACCGAAATAATAATAGAACAACAAAGACTCGATTTATTTGAGGATTTAGGAGCAGAACTAAACTACGCAATAGATGACATTAAAGACTTTTCAGCGAGGAATACGAATTATTCTAAAACAATTAACGTTCCTGGTAACGCAAATAACAACAAGATTTTTGGTCATATTTATAATTTTACCAGTGGTAATATTCGTACAACTGACGACAACGGTAATTTCGTTAATGTTAATAACAATTTCGACCCGACACGACAAGCAAATTGTCAAATATTTGTCAACAAAATACAAGTATTTAAGGGAGTTTTACGCCTTTTGGAGATAACCATTCAGAACGGAGTCATAGAGTATCAATGTGCAGTATTTGGTGAATTAGGTGGGTTTGCTTCAGCAATTGGAAATAAGTTGCTTGAGGATATGAGCGATTTTAATCAATACAATCAAGCTTGGAATGAAACAAATGTTGTTAATTCTTGGACTGCTTCCGGTGTAGCAAGTGGTTTAGGTATTGTATATCCGTTAATTGATTACGGACTATGTAGACATCCGACTAATCACTTAGGTCACGATTGGCATTTAAATGCTTTTAGACCCGCTTTTTTTGTTCGTGAATTAATGGACAAAATTATTTTAAATTCAAATTACACGTATACTTCTGCATTTTTTGACACTCCTTTTTTTAGGAGTTTAATAATACCTAATAACAAAGCTAATCTTGAGCAATTAACAAAGGATTTATTATTAGTTTATGGAAATAATGCCATAGATAGTACAACAAATACAAGCGCATCCGATGATTTAGCATTTAATACAATTACTAATTTAGTAAATTTTACAAAAGACGCTTCGAATAAATCTTTTACATTTGCAGGTGCAGTTTCAGCACTTGGTAAAGTTCATCTTTACGGTCAAATATCTTTATCAAGACCGGGAACTTTTACGCTTACCGTTTATCAATCAGCAACTACATTATACACTGAAACGTTTACATCAGTTTCAGATTATCAAGTATTTAATATTGATTGGCTAATGTCAACTTCTTTAGCGGTTGGAGATATTTTAGTCGTTAACGGTAATTTTACTGCAAGTGAAACTTATGTAACATTAGACCCTAATTTATTTTTAGAATTTACTGCTGATTATGCGCAGTCTGCAAATGCTTTAAGAAATTCTATTTTAAATATGGGTCATTTATTGCCTAAAGGCATTCAACAAAAAGACTTCTTTGCATCAATATGCAGAATGTTTAATTTGTATGTTTATGAAGACCCAAATAAAACGACTCATTTATTAATTGAGCCATATATTGAATTTTATAGAACTGGTGCTGGGTTTTTAAAAACAAATGATTTAGGTGAGTTATTATTACACGGTGAGCCTGGCGATGCTACCGGTTTACTTTTGCTATCTGACCCTATTGCTGATTCTATTGATTGGTCTAATAAGTTAGATTATTCTAAAGAGATTTCGATTAAACCAATGTCGGAATTAAATGCCAGGTACTATGATTTTTTATATACTGAGGACGATGATTATTATAATGAGATTTACAATAAAAAATATAATCAAAGCTACGGAGATAGAAAAGAAGATACAGGCTTTCAATTTGCAGATGATAGAAGTGAGGTAAAAGTAATATTTAGTCCAAGTATTTTAACTGCTGAAAGTGGTAATGATAATAAATTAAGAGCCAATTTATATAAAGCAACCAGCAGAGTCCAAGAACGTAAAGATAATAACATTAGAATTATGTTATTTAAAAATTCTACGACTGCAACTTCTTGGAGAATTAAACAAGAATCTTCAGAAGGAGAAGGCAATTTAATAACAGGTTTAACTACCTACGGTTATGCTGGTCATTTAGATGACCCAGCTGAGCCAACCGCTGACATTAATTTTGGAGTACCAAACGAATTGTATTTTAGTTTAGCAAATCCATATCCATCGGCTAATTTATTTAATGTATGGTGGGATGAATATTTAGCTGAAATTATTAACAAGGATAGTAAGCTTCTAAGTTGCTATTTATATTTAACGGTTCAAGATATTTATTTACTCGATTTTGCTCAATTGATTTATATCGATGGCGCACTTTGGAGATTAAATAAAGTAATTGATTTTAACCCCAACATTGTACAAACGACTAAGGTAGAATTATTAAGGGTAATTGAATTAACATACGATTAAGATGGCTGAAAATGCAAAAGTAGGTATTGATTTAGTTGCGGATACAAGAAGTATTCGAAGTCAATTAAGAGAAGCAACACAAGAATTAGTGCGTTTGCAAAATACTGCTGGAGCAAGTTCTCAAGAATTAGCAAATGCAGCCAAAAGAGCAGCCGAATTAAAAGACCGCATTGCTGATGCTAAATCAACAATTGAAGCATTTAATCCTGATGCAAAATTTAAAGCATTTTCTCAATCGATTCAAGGAGTAGCTGGAGCATTTGCCGGGGCGCAAGGTGCTTTGGGATTATTTGGTATTGAATCCGAAAACGTTCAAAAGCAATTATTAAAAGTACAATCTGCTTTAGCATTTTCTGAAGGATTAAATACCGTTTTAGATTCAGTTCAAGGATTTAAAAACTTAGCAAATGTAATAAGAGATAGGGTAATAACTTCATTTACAACTTTAAGAGGTGCGTTAATTGCTTCGGGAATAGGTGCATTAGCCATAGGTTTAGGTTTATTAGTTGCAAATTTTGATAAAGTAAGGGATGCAGTTTTAAAATTAGTTCCAGGTTTAGGAACCATTGCCAACGCTATTGGTAATATAGTTACTAAAGTCACGGATTTTGTTGGCATTACTTCACAAGTTGATAGAGGATTAGAATTATATGCCAAAAATTCAAAGAATCGTAAAGAGCAATATGAAAGGGAATTAAAAGTACTTGAGTCACAAGGTGCATCTGAACGAGAATTATCCCATAAGAGAAAACAAATAGCATCTGAGGATATAAATGTACTTGAGGCAAAAAAAAGAAATGGGGTAAGATTATCAACTGAAGAAACAAAGCAATTAGCCGATTCTAAAAACGAGTTAATTGTTATTGAAGGCAATTATAAAAAATCGGTTTTAGCAACTCAAAAAAAAGGAGATGATGAATATTTAAAAAAGCAAGCTGAACGAATTGACAAAGAAATAGCAAATGAGTTAGCAAGAATCACCAGGCTAAATGAACTTGCGGAGGCTGGATTATCTGAGGATGATAAAAAGATAGTAAAAGTAAAACAACAATTAGAAGAAGATTTAATTTTATTTTCTGATAATGAAAGATTAAAAGCTGATTTAGTTAGAAAGTCTGCTGAAGAAATTGACAAGATTAAACGAAAATCGGGTCAAAATGAAGTCAAAGAATTAAAAGATGTTAAAGATGTCTTTGATTTAATTCAAAATAATAAGCCTAAAACAATAGCATTAGTCACTAATGCGATGGATAGGTCAATAAAAGCAAGTGCAGAAAGTGAGGTAAAGATTGCCCAATTAACTCAGGAACAAAAATTAGGAATAATTTCCAATGCACTTCGTACTGGAATGCAATTGGCTGGTGAGGGAACGGTTGCCGGTAAGGCTTTAGGTATTGCAGATGCTACTATAAATACTTATGTAGGTGCTACGGCAGCGTTAAAATTGCCACCACCATTTAACTTTATTGCCGCGGCTGCGACTATTGCGCAAGGATTATTAAGTGTAAACTCAATTATAAACACTCCGCTTCCAAGTATGCCAGGAGTTAGCGATACAAGTGGAGGCGGTGGCGGTGCAAGATTATCCGCTGCTCCGGTTCCTCCAAGTTTCACTCCTAATGCCCCAACTTCATTAGATGCAACTTCTTTAAATGCGATTGGCAATGTTGCTGCACGTGCCTACGTAGTTGAGTCAGATATTACCGGAAGCCAAAAGAGGATAAGAAGAATAGAAAACTCAGCAAGAATTTAAAATATAAAAATATGAAATTACCAATATATCAACTTGAGATTAGTGAAGATTTAAACGATGATGTCGAAGTGGACTTTGTTGCTTTGGTTGATAAGCCAGCAATAGAAAGAGATTTCCTAAAGTTTAAAGAGGACAAGGCGAAATTTGTCATTCAGTCCGAAGATAGAAGAATTGTTTCCGGTGCTTTAATGTTAGCCGATACTCCTATTTATCGTAACGACCAAAATGGTGAATACTATGTAACGTTTACAAAAGATACCATTGAGAAGATAGCACAAAAGTTTTTTAAGAAAGGTTATCAGTCAAATGTGAACTTGATGCACGATGAGGCTATGGCGGTTGAAGGAGTAACGATGTACGAATCGTTTATTGTTGATTCATCCAGGGGAGTTATGGCAATGAAAGGTTTTGAAGATGCGCCCGAAGGTTCTTGGTTTGGAAGTTTTAAAGTTGAAAATGAATCGGTTTGGAATAAGATAAAATCAGGTGAATTTAAAGGGTTTAGCGTTGAAGGGATATTTAACTACAAAAAAGAAAAACAACCGATGAGCGTTGAGGAGGCATTATGGTCTGAGATATGTTCGATTTTAGAACAAGTTAAATGATAAAGTATTAACAAATAAGTATTTATAATCAAACAGTAAAACAATTTATGAACATTTCAGAAGCGATTGAAAAAATTAAGATTTTGTTAGCGGATAATTCCGAGGCACAAACTGAAGAAATTGCACCTGAGCCAGCGACTCAATTGGTATTCGAAACTTACGACCTTAAAGATGGTAGCAAAATCGATTTATCAGGTTTAGAGATTGGCGCAGATGCTATGCTTGTTGATGAATCAGGTAACTCTGTTTCTGCTCCCGATGGTGAGTATGAATTAGCAGATGGTACAATGATGACCGTAGTTGGTGGCAAAGTTGAAGGAATTGAAAGTCCTGTGGCTGAATTACCAACTTCCGAAGAGGCTCCAATGGAAGCCGATTCTCAATTTGATGAAATGAATGCTACTATAACTTACTTGCAAGCTGAAAATCAAGCATTAAAAAACAAGTTGGGAGAATTAGAGAGCAAATTTAATCAAGGATTTAGCGAGATGTTAAGCGTATTGGAAGGATTTTCAAAGGCTCCAAATGCTGACCCAATTCAAAACCCAAAAAACAACTTTAGAATTGTCGAGCCAAAGGCTGATAAAATCGAAAGGTTTTTACAAAGAGTTAAAACATTAAATTAAAAAATTTTAAAAATCAAAAATTATGGCATTTGTTGTAAGTACATTAACGGATTACGCAAAAGAAAACGAAGCATTATTAGTGACTTCTTCGGTTCTTGGTAGTAAAACTGCTTCTTTGATTAAATCTCAAGGAAACGTTTTAGTTGGAGTAAAATCTTCAGAGAAAATTGGTATCATGGATACTGATGCTTTCTTTCAAGATGATAGCGATTGCGGTTTCAACGCATCAGGTACAACTACTTTCACTCAGCGTAGTGTAACAGTTGGTAAAATTAAAGTTCAAGAGGCATTATGTCCAAAGAACTTAGAGTCTAAGTATTTACAAAAGGCATTAACTGCTGGTTCTATGTATGATTCAATCGCATTTGCTACTGAATTTACTACTAAAAAATCTCAGAGAATTGCTGCTCAATTAGAAACTGCTTCTTGGCAAGGTGATACTGCATCAGCTAATGGTAACTTAAATAAGTTTGATGGTTTTGTTAAATTAGTTGCCGCTGCTTCAGCTTCAGTAATTCACGCAAACACGACTACTTTTTACGGAACTCCTTTGGCTGCTTCTGCTGGTATTACAACTTCAAACGTGGTGGCTGTTTTAGATGCAGTTTATAGAGCGATTCCAGTAACTATCATTGATAAAGATGATGTTTCTATTTTTGTTGGTTACGATGTTTTCCGTACTTACACAGTAGCTTTAAAAAATTCAAACTTATTTGCTTACAACTTTAATGGTCCAGCAGATTCTGAATTTGTTTTACCAGGTACAAGCGTTAAGGTGATTGCAGTTGGAGGACTTAACGGTACTTCTAAGATTTATGCTGGTCGTATTTCAAACTTATTTATCGGTACTGACTTGTTAAACGAGGAGGAGCAGTTTGAATTATTAAACGACCCTTATGCAATGAACATCAAGTTTATGGCAGCGTTTAAATTTGGTGTGCAGTTTGCATTCCCTGATGAGATGGTTGATTTTATCTTATCTTAATTCTTACAAATAAGTTCGGGGAGAATCGCTTGGATGCGACTCCCCTAATTTTAACACTTTAAAGAAAAATAATTATGCCGTGTGCTTTAACTCAAGGATATTCTTTAGATTGTCGTGACTCATTAGGTGGAATAACGGAAGTGTATTTTATCGAAAAAGCAAATGTTAGTTCTATAACGGCTGCTTCAGGTTCGATTTCTGCATTGACAAAAGTAGCGGGTAAAAGGTTTTACAAGTATGAATTAGTACCTGGTACTTCTTCAATGACTGAAAACATTAACGCTAATGTCCAAAATGGTACGGTTTTCTATGCTCAAGAACTATCAATAGTTTTCAACAAATTACAAGTGTCAACAAGAAATGAAATTCTTTTATTGGCTCAAAATACATTGTTATGTGTGGTAAAAGACAATAACGATAATACCTGGTTATTAGGTCGTATTAACGGCATTAATATTACGGGTGGTAACGGTGCTTCGGGAACTGCTCAAGGTGACCGTTCAGGTTATACATTGACATTCTCAGCAACGGAAAAAGAATTAGCGCCAACGGTAGCATCAGGTGTATTTACTGCATTGACTACTCCAGGGGCTTAAAGTTAGTCGTTTGGTTGACGTGTAAGGGGGGAGCAGATGCTCTCCCTTTTTTTATATAAGAATTTTTGCTAATGCTATTTATAAATAATGATACATTTAATAAAAGGACAGGTAAATAAAATAACATTAACGTTAACCGAAAAGGCGACTTTAACTTCGCCCAACTATCTATTTTATTTTAAGTCAAGAAATACGAATGAAACTGTGGCATTTGTCATTTTAAATAATGCCGATTTATCAGATTACAAAAGTAGATTTAACGCTTTTAACATTACGGTAAATTCTTATTTTGCTAATAAGTTACCTGGTGAATGGACTTATCAAATTTATGAGCAAATTTCTACTTCTAATTTAATTCCGGCAAATGCTACTTCATTACTTGAAAGTGGACAAGCCACATTAAACAATACAAATCAGTTTAATTTTACTACTTATAGCAACCAAACAAATACGTATAAAGTACGAGATATATGAGCAATCAATTAATGGTTTTAACTTTTGCAGAGGCGAGGCAACCCGAATACCGGGAGAAAAAAGGCGATGGAGAAGGTTATATTGAATTTGGAAAAAAGAATGATTATCCTAACTACTTAGTAGATTTATATAATAAATCTGCTAAGCATAACGCTATAATTAAAGGTAAGGTTAATTATATTACTGGAAACGGATTTAAAATAAAAGATGGTGTTGACCCAATTGGTGAGCAATTCATTGCGCAAGCTAACCGGGTAGAATCTTTAACGGAAGTATTAAGAAAAGCATCAATTGATATTGAACTTTTTGGAGGTGCTTACTTACAAATTATTTGGAGCTTAACGGGTGAAAATCTTGCTGAGGTGTATCACATTGATTACACTAAAATTCGTACAAATGCTGATAATACTCAGTTTTGGTTTTCGGAAAATTGGGAGGATAGAAAGTATAAAAGAGAAATTTATAATGGCTTTAATTCTCAGTTAAGACAAGGCACTCAAATAATGTATTTAAAGGAGTATCGACCTAACTTAAATGCTTATGCTTTACCAGGTTATTTTGGTGCTTTAAATTACGTTGAGTCCGACATCGAAATATCTAAGCACGTTTTAGGTAATGCCCAAACGGGATTTAGTGCAAGTAAATTAATTACGTTACCAAATGGCGAGCCATCAGATGATGAGAAGCGCCAAATTGAACGTAAATTTACTGATAGGTTTACAGGCAGTGATGGTAAAAAGTTTATACTTTCTTTTGTAAATGATGCTTCAAGGAAGCCAGTCATTGAGGATTTAGGAGCGAGTGATATAACTAAAGAGGATTTTGGAAATGTAGATAAAATGATTCAGCAAAACATCTTTGCCGGTCATCAAATTACTGCTCCCGATTTATTTGGAATTTCTACCCCTGGTCAATTAGGAACACGCCAACAAATGCGAGATTCTTACGAAATTTTTAAAAATACCTACGTAAATGATAAGCAAATATTTCTTGAGCAAGTATTCAGTTTACTTGCCAAACTACACGGTGCTAATTCAGAACTCCAAATCGTACCTTGTGAGCCGATTGGCATAGAGTTTACTGAAACAATTATAGCAGCTAATTTAACAAAAGATGAGATTCGTGAAAAGTTAGGAGCGCCAGCATTGGAGCCAAAAACTTCTTCAACTTCTCAAGATGTAATTGATGCGATTAATTCATTAAGTCCATTGGTTGCTAATAAAGTACTTGAGTCAATGACTGCAAACGAAATACGTGCATTAGTTGGTTTAATTCCCGAGCAAGGTGGGGAAGACATTCAAAATGCGCCAAGTGGATTTAATTTTAGCGAAGATGATGTTGTAAAAGTATTTGAAGAATTTGGAGTATCAAAAAAAGATTATTCAATCTTTAAATCAAGAGAGGTATTTAGTCAGGTTCCAAATGAATTAGAAGAGGCTTTACATTTAGAATTTGCAGAGCAAGCATTAAGCGGATTAGAGGCTAACATATTGGACTTAATTCAAAAGGATAAACGGATATCGGCTGAAGTCATTGCCGGTACTATTCGAGTGGATGTCGATATTGTAAACCGTGTTTTAGATGGTTTAGAAAAGCGAGGTATTATTGGAAGTTCAGTTTCGAGAGGCATTACGGAAAGAAAATTATCAAAGCCATTGTCAGAATTGAATGCACCTAAACCAAGTACTACAAGTTTTATGATTAGGTATTCTTATGAATGGAGGTCGGATATTCCAAGCAATGAAAGAAATTCACCCGACCATCCAAGTCGTGTATTTTGTGCCAGGCTAATGCAATTAGATAGGTTATATTCACGAGCAGAAATTGAATCAATATCGGCAAGGTTAGGATATAGTGTATTTGATAGGCGAGGTGGATGGTGGACTCAGCCTAATGGTCAAGCTTCTCCAAGTTGCAGACATAGGTGGTTTGCTCAGACAGTTATAAAGAAAGGATAATATGAAGAATACATTATTTATAGGAGCGAATGCAATCAAGGAAAGAACGGCAGTTCATTCTAATATTGATGACAAGTTAATTATGCCTGAAATAAAAACGGCTCAAGATATGTACATCTTACCGGCATTAGGTACGGCTTTATATGTCAAGCTT